GCCGGAGCAGAAGCAGCACTCGACCATTTCCTGCTCATTGGGAGGGTCGAGTCGGGCGTCGTGTTTGCGCGCGAAATCGGCGTGATCCAAATCGCTCATCTCTCTTCTCCTTTCATTCATACTAGGAGTATAACCGAATATTCGGTTACGTCAAGAGGAAAAGTGAAAAATAATTCTATCCGCTCTGTTTGCGATAGAGTGCAAGGGCAAGTTTCATTTCAGCGTTGTGTTCGGCCAGCCGGCAGTCGTCGGAGCAGAAATGTTGTTTTCGACGGGCCGGAATGTAGGACTTCCCGCAACGCGCACAAGCGCGGGAAGGTAGTCCAAGGCGGATTTCACGTTTACGTACCACGTAACGAGTTTAACGCTTTATGGAGCGATTTGCAACTATTTCCTTGACATCTCATGCGAAAGCGTTAAACTCTTAATCGTGTAGCGAACCGGAGATGCGCCGGCTGGAAAACTCACGCCCGCCGATCACGCCTGTAATGGTGAGAGAAGGAGCATTTGCATGACGGAGAAAAAGTTCCTCGACGACGTGAAAATCGCCGTCGAGGGGGCGCGGCGATCAGTCGAGAAAGCGACGGCAAAACCGCCGACCGACATCGACCAGATCGCGGGACCGAAGCGAAACGGCGGAAGTTTGATCGCCACGGTCGAGCGCGGCAAACAATCCATGCCGCCCCGCATCGTTCTGGTCGGCACCGAGGGAATCGGAAAATCGACGTGGGCCTCCAAGGCCCCGAAGCCGATCTTCTGTCAGACCGAGGACGGACTCGGACAGATCGACTGCGAACGATTCCCGCTCGCGCTCGATTACGAATCGGTCGTGGCGCAACTCGAGACGGTCGCGACGGAAAAACACTCATGGCAAACCGTCGTGGTCGATTCCATCGACTGGCTCGAGCGGCTCATCTGGGATCGCGTGTGCCGCCGAACGAATGTTTCCAACATCGAAAAGGCCGGGGGAGGTTTTGCGAAGGGCTATACCTTCGCGCTCGATGAATGGCGTGAGGTGTTGGATTTGCTCGGCCGTTGCCGGGCGCGCGGGATGGCGGCGATCCTCATCGCCCATGCCAAGATCGAGCGGTTCGAGGACCCGGAGAATCCCGCCTACGACCGCTACTCGCCGCGGCTTCACAAGCACGCCCAGGCGCTCGTGACCGAATGGGCCGATGCGGTGCTGTTCGCCACGCGGCGCATGACCGTCAAGCGCGAGGGAGCCGGGTTCAACGAGCGCGCCATCGCTCAGCCGGTCGGCCCGGAAGGGGGGGAGCGGATCGTCCGCACCGTGGGCTCGGCGGCGTGCGTGGCGAAAAACCGCTACTCGTTGCCGGCCGAGCTCCCACTGTCTTGGGATGTGTTCGTTTCTCATTTGATGAAGGGATAAAGGTGACTCATGGCGAATCTGGGAAATTTCAACGCGAATGAAGTTCCACCCGCCGGAGATTTCACGCCAATCCCAGAGGGGAAATATGAGGCGATGATCGTCGAGAGCGAGACGGTGCAGAACTCATCTGGAAACGGGTCGCATCTCAAGCTCACGCTCGTCGTCACGCGCGGCGAGCACGAGGGTCGGAACCTCTGGCATCGGCTGAATCTGGACAATCCATCCGAGAAAGCGGTCCAGATCGCCCGCGGCCAGCTCAGCGCCATCTGCCGGGCAGTAAACATCCTGACGCCGAAGGATTCGACGGAGCTGCACTCGTTGCCTCTCATGGTCAACGTCAAGCAGGAAAGTTATGAGGGTGGCGTATCGAACAGGATCACGTCGTTCTCGGCGTGCGAGGGGATGCCGACGCCATCTCCGGCGATGCCCAAGCAACAGATCGCCCCCTGGAAGCGTTGACCTCTCTCTCCATACCGCGCCCCGCTTGGGGCGCGGATTTGGAGGGAGCATGGATTACGAAGAGTTTCTTCGGTCGAAAAAGTTCTCCGTCGAGAACGTCGGCCGCGACGTTTCAGATTCCGAAATCAATCCCAAGCTCTTTGACTTTCAAAAGGCGGTCGTCCGTTGGGGCGTCAAACGCGGCAGGGCGATTTTCGGATGCGACACGGGACTCGGCAAATCCATCATGGCGATGGAATGGGCGCGCCTCGTCTGCGGCCAATCTCTCATTCTCGCTCCCCTCGCCGTGGCGCTTCAGTTCATCGAGGAGGGAAAGAAACATGGCTATGAGGTCGCTTATGCGAGAACGCCGGAGGAGATGCCAAAGAGCGGGCTTACCGTCACGAATTACGAGCGATTCCAGAATTTCGAGAGCGTCAAGTTGGATGCCTTGATCGTGGATGAATGCTTTCCGCCAAATACATTGATTGACACGCCTAGCGGGGGCGTCTATATTAGTAACATTCGACGGGGAGATAAAATTCTAAATGCATATGGGGCGGATACCGTCGAGGGGCTTGTAAAGAGGAGAATCAAGCGTGCCGTCAAAATCAACGTGGATGGAAAGCAAATCATCTCGAATGAAACGCATCCATTCTTCACGCGGCAGGGGTGGAAGCGGGCAATTTCGCTCACTGCCGGGGATCAAGTCATGGCAACGTCCTCGGCCATGCGAATGGTGCAAGATGCAGTTCGTGGTCAGATATGTTCAGATGGCGAAAGCTCGTTTTTGCAGTCGCTCTTGTTCAGCGAGCTACGGCATGAATCTTCCTCACGTGAAAGCAGCAGTTCATTCCAAGGAAGTACACGCCAGGATCGGGAAGAAGGTGTCTATCTGGCTGAGAACGACAATGAAAGGGAAGAGGCATCTGGAGAAGCTTTCGATGGTAAAGCCCATGCTGATGCCCGGCGTTCGAGAGAAAGTATCGGCCACCTTGAAACGTATCGGGCACAAGCCGCGAATTCGGGGCGGCAACGGTCATGGGCCGACGATGCCAGAGAAGATTCTACTTCATTCATTGAGTGGGAATTGGAAATGGAACTATGTAGTTCCAACTCGCATGAAAAGAGAGACGGGTTACCCGACTCATTACAAGCTGGACCTATCACTTCCGGGCGAGATGGTTTGTATCGAAGTGGATGGTGGGTCTCATCACAGTCGGAAAGCGCAGGATGTGAAGAAGACGAATTTCCTTCGTTCTCGAGGGTGGAGAGTGTTGAGGTTTTGGAACAAGGACATTCTGAGTTGGAAAAATTCAGGGATGAGGATGGGCTCGTCTATTTCTACGACATTAAAGCGTCACGGCATCCATCCTTCTCAGTCAAAGGGCTCTTAGTCCACAACTGCTCCCTTCTCGCCAGCTTTGACGGGAAACTTCGGACCTATATCATTGAACGTTCCCAAGAGATTCCCTATCGTTTAGGATGTTCCGCGACGCCGGCACCAAACGATTTTGTCGAGCTTGGCAATCACGCCCAATATCTCGGCATTATGACGTGGCAGGAAATGGCTGCGACGTTCTTCGTCCATGATGGCATGAGCGGAGGGGATTCCAGAAACAACGCTTGGCGTTTGAAAGGTCACGCCGAAGATGCCTTCTGGAAATGGATCGTTTCATGGATGGTCTTCATCAAGAACCCAAGTGATATCGGATTCGAGGACGAGAAATTCAGGCTTCCGAAACTGTCGATTCAGGATCGAATCGTCAAAGTCGACGTCAAGCGCGAGGGGGAACTTTTCTTCACAGGACTCCACGGAATCGGAGATCGGACGGAGGTTCGACGGGCCACGCTTGGAGACAGGGTAAAGGAAGCGATCAGACTGGTGAAGGGAGATCCCGACGCGCAATGGATCGTCTGGTGCGGCTTGAACGCCGAAGCGGATGCCGTGGCCGACGCCCTCGGGAACCGGTGCGAAAACCTTTCAGGCGACGACGAACCGGAAGAGAAAGCGCGCCGGATCATCGATTTTACGAAGGGCCGATACAACGTACTTGTCACAAAGGCGAAAATCGCCGGCATGGGGCTTAATTTGCAAAATTGTTCTCGCCAGGTATTTCTCGGCCTTGGCGACAGTTACCGCGATTATTACCAGTGCATCCGGCGTTCATGGCGGTTCGGACAGAAAAAGCCCGTGGATGTTTACATCGTCCTGTCTGACGCCGAATCCGAAATCGCTTTGAACGTGCGACGCAAGGAAAAGGATGCCGAAACGATGGGAAAGGAGATGGTGAAACGGATGAGCGATCTCGAAAAGCAGGAGATTCTCGGGGCGATAAAGGAAGAAACGATTTACACGCGCCGCACGGTGAAATCACCCATCGACGCGTGGATCATGGAACAGGGTGATTGCGTCGAGGTGTTGAGTGAAAAGCCTTCCGATTTTATCGACTTTTCCGTTTATTCTCCTCCTTTTTCATCCCTCTATGTGTACACCAATTCTCACCGTGACATGGGAAACTGTCGAGGAGAAGAGGAATTCTTCAAGCACTTCGACTTCTTCCTCCGAGAGCTTCTTCGAGTGACGAAACCGGGACGCCTCACGGCCTGCCATGTTTCCCAGCTTGCGGCAATGGCTTCACGAGACGGCTATATCGGACTCAAAGACTTCCGCGGGCGTTGCATCGACGCCTTCAACCGTGCAGGATGGATTCATCACGGAGAGATCGCGATTCAGAAGAACCCTCAAGCCCAGGCGATCAGGACGAAGGCGGTAGGACTTCTCTTCGCCACGCTCAAACGCGATTCCTCGAAGCTCCGTCCGGCACTGGCCGATTTCATTCTCGTCTTCAGAAAGCCAGGCGAGAATGCCGTGCCAGTCAAATCCGACGTGACCAACGAGGAGTGGATCAAGTTCGCGCATCCAATCTGGACGGACATCAGGGAGACCGAAACGCTCTCGGCCATCGAAGGACGCGACGAGAAAGATGAAAAGCATGTCTGCCCGCTTCAGCTTGAAGTGATCCGCCGATGTGTTCGGCTCTGGACGAATCGCGGGGAACTTGTGCTTTCTCCGTTCGCAGGGATCGGGAGCGAAGGGCATGAATCCGTCAAGTCGGGGCGCCGGTTTCTTGGAATTGAACTCAAGACGAGCTATTTCAACGCAGCGGTGAAGAATCTGGAAAGGGCGGAACATGAAGCAAACTCAGGAGACCTTTTCAGATCGAAAAAGAGTTTTCATCTATTGCCGGAACCGCATCCATGAAAGGCCGCTTTATCGTTTCTGCCGGGAATGCAAGGGCCGGGAATTCAAGGAAGTGACGGATGCGTTTGAGAGCGTATCAGGAAGCCGCCGTTAACGCCGTTTGGAATCACCTCCGCGGAAAGGAAACAAATCCCGTTGTGGTGCTTCCGACGGCGGCCGGAAAAAGCCTCGTGCTCGCGACACTCGCGGCCGAGGCGGTGAAGCGTTGGAACGGCCGCGTCATCATCCTAGCCCACGTAAAGGAACTCCTGAGTCAAAATGCCCGGCATCTTCAAGAGCTTGCCCCCGATGTCGCGTTCGGCATCTACAGCGCCGGACTTGGATCGCGCGAGATGGGTTATCCCGTGACGGTCGCGGGAATCCAAAGCGTCTATCAACGCGCGGAGGAATTTGGCAAGGTGGATCTCGTCATCCAGGACGAAGTTCATCTCACTCCGCCCGATGGAGAAGGCACATACCGGACGTTGCTGCAAGACCTCAAAGCCATCAATCCGGCCATCCGGCTTGTCGGACTCACCGCAACGCCGTTCAGAATGACGACGGGGATGATTTTCAAACCTGAAAATCTCTATCAGGAAATCTGCTACTCCGTCGGCATTCGCGAACTTATTCGGGATGGCTATCTCTCCAAACTGAAATCGAAAGGGGGAACGATCGAGCCCGATCTGTCTAAAGTCCACGTCCGAGGCGGGGAATTCATCGCCGGAGAGCTTGAAGAGGCGATGAACGACGAGCAGCTCGTGGCTCTCGCGGTGGGCGACATGATCGGACGCGCGAAAGATCGCCACAGCGCGATCGTCTTCGCCAGCGGCATCGCCCACGGAAACCGTATCGCTTCGCTTCTTGCCGAAGAGGGGGAATCCGTCGAATGTGTCTATGGCGAGACACCTTCTGAGGATCGAGATTCGGCTATCCGGGACTTCAAGGCCGGAAAGATCCGATGGCTCGTCAACGTGAATGTCCTTTCGACGGGATTCGACGCGCCGAATTGCGATTGCATCGTCCTTCTTCGCCCTACTTTATCGCCTGGCCTGTACTATCAGCAAGTCGGCAGGGGATTCAGGATTCATCCATCGAAGGAGAATACGCTTATCCTCGACTTCAGCGGTAACATCTTGCGTCACGGGCCCGTCGATGCCATCCGCATCGAAGAGCGAAAAGGAAATGGGATAGGCGAAGCGCCGGCTAAGAAGTGCCCGGAATGCATGGAGATCGTCGCCGCGGGATACGCGACGTGCCCGGAATGCGGATACTTATTCCCTCCTCGAGAGTTAAAACACTTGGCCCGCGCTCAGGATGGAAGCATCCTTTCCGGCGAGCCCGAATCCTTCGACGTCAAATTCGTTAAATATTTCCGTCACTGGAAACGCGACGATTGGGAGAAGCCGGACGCCATCACTACCTTGAGGGTCGAATACCATAATGACGTCGCCAATTTCAACGAATGGATTTGCCTGGAACATAAAGGATTCGCGCGGACGAAAGCCGCGAAGTGGTGGACTACCAGGTCGAAAGCTCCGATGCCGGCCAGCGCGAAAGAAGCCGTCGAGCTTGCGCGTAACGGAATGCTTCTCGAGCCTTCCCGCATCTGGGTGCGTTCGGAAGGGAAATACATGCGCGTCGTCAGGCATGAAGACTTTCACGAGCGACCCAAGGAACAGCTTGCGGAAAAAATCGTCGAGAAAAAACCGGTCGAAACCGACTTGACTTCCGCGCAGGAAGATATAGGATTCTAGGCGTGCTATCCGATAATCCGAGAATGCTTCGCGCCTCCGCGCTTCCTCTATCCTCACGTCGGGTAGCACTGCACGTCCGAGGATATGGAGCGCGGGGCGCAAGGGATTTTCGAGAGAGAGGGAGAAAATGGAAGACACTCCATTCGCGAGAAATTCGAGAATCGTCGCCAGCACCTTGGCTATCTGCGAACGGATGTATTTCGGCTCCCTCGGAAGCGACGATCTTCCGGCCGATCAAGCCCGCATTTCGAAAGATCCATTGGATCTTCTGGATGATTTCGCAAACGTCATCCAAGCCGCAAAGGATCGAATCGTCGAACTGATGGAAAAGGATCTCATATCGTGAACAACTCGGAAATCGAAGCGGCTTTGTCCGCGCGAGCCGTCGAACTCTCTTCGCATGCGACTCTCGACGAAGCCGAAAGAGTTTCTCGCTCGATCCGCGAAGACGCGCTTTCTCAAGTCCACGGGATTTTTCTTAAGATCAAAAACGGAGAACCCGTCAACGGAGAACTTGAAAAACTCACTCAGTCTTTGAGGCTTCTGTCGAAACATCCGCAATCTACTTTCGAAAACCTCTTTGGCGTCCCTATTCTCGAATCCGGGAGACTTCTCGAGCTCAAGGACATCCCCATAGATTATGTCCTCGAACCGCTTGCCATCCGAGGATGCTTGACTCAACTTCACGGGCCTTCCAAGGGAGGGAAAAGCACGGTTTCCCTTCACCTTGCCGTATGTCTGGCATGGGGGCACTTCCCGGGCGAATCCCCCTTGATCTCGATCCAGGAAGCTCAACGCGTACTTTTCATTTCATGGGAAGATGCCGCGGCACTCCTGGCCCGACGAATCTGCAATTACTCAGCCGGCCTCGGCATGGGATTTACCATCCCCGAAAATCTTCATGTCGTGGAATCCCCGGATCTCGCCTTGAATGTAGAGGAACACGCTCTCGTCCTCGAAGCGAAAATAATGGAAAACAAATACGATCTTGTCATCCTCGATACCTTCTCCTTCGCTCACGATGCCAACGAAGACAAGGCTTTCGAAATCAAACCTATCATGCGAACCCTGAAAAAAATGGCTCGCAAGACTAAATCCGCAATCTGGTACATCCACCATCGAGTCAAAGCTCAGGATGGAAGATCCATGAGCGAAAAAGCTCGCGGATCGTCCGCTATCAGCGCCGCGGCTGACATCATCATCGACTGGGGAGACAGGGGAGGAAGCGACGTAACACCCATGGAATTCAACTCCAAATGGGGACGTTCCGGACAATGGGAAATTGAATATTCGAGGCAGGAAGACGGATCGGTAAAATGGGATTTCAGGGAACTCATCCGAAAATGCAAAAAATCAGACATAAAAATGGATGCGGTCTTGGCTACCGTTTCCGCTTTGAAATCCACATACGAAAACAAAGTTCCTGGGCCTCAGATTGTGGCCGTCATGACCCAGGAAGGAATGAGCAAACCGACCGTCTATAGATACCTTTCCATGCTTGTAGACTCCGGAAAACTCTCCGCTATAGTAGAAGGAACTACGAAATTCTATGCTTTTTGATTGTCTTAAAATTGTCTCAAAATTGTCTCAGGTTATTATTATTGCTGGTCGTCTCAATTCTCATTCCCTTTAGGGAAAAGGGAAGGGAATGAGAATTAAGACGAGTAAGAGGATTTTGATAAGACAATGACCTCAACCCCATGGACCCTCACCCTCCCCAACGTCCCTTGCTCTCTCAATGTACTCCTCCGTCTTCACTGGTCCAAGCGCCGCAAACTCTCTATCACGTGGTCCTTACTCCTGGTCGAGGCCGGTGTCAACGATATCCCAGATGCCCTCAGGAAGCGTCAGGTGTCGATCTGCCGCTATGCGCCGCGTACCCTTGACTCAGACAACCTGGTCGCCTCCTACAAGCTCGTAATCGACGCCTTGGTGCGCTCAGGAGCCTTGTTCGATGATTCGCCGGAATGGCTTGACCTGAAAGTAACGCAATTAAAAGCAAAACGTAAAAAAACGTGTATAACTATTACGGATTTTGAATAGACATGGCTGTTTCAAGAACTGCCGACGGAAAGCTCGCAAAGGGGAGTGTGCTTAATCCGAAAGGTCGGCCTGTAGGAATTGTCGATAGAAGAATCGACGGATCTTACCAAATTCTTCAAGCTGCTTTTAACGGACTCGGTGGTTTGGAAGCTCTCGTCAAATGGGGGAAGAGACACAAAGATATTTTCTACACGGAGCTTTGGGCGAAGATTCTTCCGAGAGACGTGAAAATTTCAGGAGAGATTCGTCAGGAATTCGTGGAGCGAAAGGAATTGATTCTCGCCCTCCTCACCGATCCGAATGCAAGAGAACTTACCGATAGACTTGCTCTCGCACTTGCTGGAAAATCCAGAATGGAGTCCAGCCATGATGGCAAACGCGTTGACGGCGGGAAAGTGGATCAATTACCCGCATCTGAACCTAGTGGCGAGCAAGCTCCGTAAAGTCGCAGCAGGAAAATGCAGGCGACTCATGGTCATGATGCCTCCGCGCCATGGCAAGAGCGAACTCGTTTCGAAATGGTTTCCCGCCTGGTATCTCGGGCTTTTTCCGGATAATCGAATCATCCTTTCAAGTTACGAAGCTCAATTCGCCGCCTCATGGGGTCGACGCGCTCGGGACATTCTTGAGGAATACGGACAAAGCCGTTTCGGAATTTCCATTCGTCAGGATTCCCATGCTGCGGATTGGTGGGAAATAGAAGATCACGAAGGCGGAATGTTTACCGCCGGCGTGGGTGGACCTTTATCGGGCAAAGGAGCTGAATGCGCCATAATCGACGATCCAGTGAAAAACGCTGAAGAGGCTGCATCGCCTACCATGCGGGAAAAGATTTGGGAATGGTATCTGTCCACTCTCGAAACGCGTCTTCACAAAAACGGCTCCATCATTCTCATCCAGACGCGCTGGCATGAAGACGATTTGGCAGGCAGGCTGCTTAAGATCCAAGGGGATCGCTGGGAAGTCTTGAGCCTTCCCGCGATCGCGGAACAGGATGAGAATTACGGTGACTGGAAACGGGCCAAAGGCGCCCCGCTTTGTCCCGAGCTCATCCCCATGTCTCAACTTCAAGAATACAAAGCTAACGATTTCTGGTGGGCTTCCCTCTATCAACAGCGCCCATTTCCCCGCGGAGGAGGTATTTTCAGGAGGGTAGATTTTGACATCGTTCAAGCGGCGCCGCATCCGAACATGTGTGTCCGAGTCCGCGCGTGGGATCTCGCGGCATCCGTCAAGCAAACAGCGAAACGCACGGCGGGATTGCTGCTCTCGAAAGATCCCGAAGGGATCTATTACGTCGAAAGCGTCGTCAAAGGAAAGTGGGTGCCCGGCGAACGCGATCAAGTCATACTTCAAACGGCCAAAACTGACGGTAGAAATATACCTGTCATTATCGAACAGGAAGGAGGTTCGGGAGGAATTGCGCAGATTGACACGCTCGTTAAATCTATGGCTGGATGGCGCGTCCAAGGAATTCAAGTTACTGGCGATAAGCTCACTCGCGCGGATCCCGTCGCAAGCCAGTCGAATCGAAGATCCGTTAAACTGGTGAGAGGCGACTGGAACGATGATTTTCTTTCGGAAGCGGAGTCATTTCCGAACGGAGAATATCTCGATCAGATAGACGCCTTGTCGCTCGCTTTCTCCTTTCTCTGCGACAAGAAACTCAAGGCTCTACAAAAAACCCCTGCTTTCAAGGCCGATTGGCGTGACGAGATGAAATCGCCGATGGAGCGCCGCGACGATTGGCGCAAAGAATTTGCTTGATATGGCATTCTTCATGGGATATTCTTTTTCCGTTCGGGGGAAACGATGAGTCAGCCTTTCGTGCAGCAATCCTACCAGCAGGACATCTACTCCCAGGCCCTCGCGTCGATCTGGAATCTTTACGACAAGCTGCCGGATATTTCGTACGCCAATTCCAAGGACATTGACATATGGGAAATCGTTCAGAGAGATCCGAAGATCAGGCAGGGGATTCAACAGAGGTTGAATCGCGTGGCGGGCCCGACGTGGGGGATCTTCGCCGGTGATGATAAGCGCGAGGATTCCAAGCGGCTTGCATCCGTGGTGGAAGATTCGTTTCATCGCATCCCTCATTTCAGGGACATTCGTAGGCGTTTAGCGTCCAGTGTATTTCGAGGGATGTCTGTCGAATTCATGCAAGGGAAACGTCGCGAAATTCAGCTTGGAAGTTACCCGCCGCTCAATTGGTGGTGCATCACGAAGATGACGAATGTTGATCCCCGTAGATTCGTCATCCGTCCGGTGAAGGAGCAGCGTATCGATGGAACTACCCGAGTGCGTGGGGAACTCAACATCTCAGTTCTTCTCGACGAAAACTTGAAGCATGTCAAAACGAGCCTTTACCGTTACGTCAAAGTCGAACATCCCGAATGGTTTGTCCGCGTGATCTACGAAGACGAGGAATCGAGACTCGGTCAAGGACGCGGATTGCTTGAGTCGATCTATTTTTATCACTGGGTGAAACAGATCGTGATCCGGGAAGGCCTTCAGGGCCTTGAGCGATGGAGTCAGGGTATCATTGTGGGAAAGATGGACGAGAACAGGGAAGCATCAACATCCAAAACGAATGAGGATTTGCGCGATGAAATGGTTGACGTTCTTAACAAAATGCGTTCGCGCCATGTGGTCGTGGTTGGGAAGGAAGATGAAGTCGAAGTCTTGACAGGTGGAGGCGAAGGTCATCAAATCGTGACGAGCTTCCTCAATTACGTGGACAATTCTCTCATGGCGCTCTGCACCGGAGCAATCCTTCCATCCGGTGGAGCTCAGGAGTCCGGCAGCCTGGCTCGCGCGGAAGTGGAACAGGACACGCAGGAAAGCATCGTACAGTATGATCGCGACAAGATCGACGAGGATTTGACCACGGACATGATCGGTCTTTTCTTGCGCGTCAATCAACCCCAACTGGCCGCCACAGGATTGCTGGCCGCGGCGATGGAAACCCCTCCGAAGTTCAAAACCGTGCAGGAAAAAATGGAAGATCCGGATAAAGCGGTGGATCGGGTTGTCAAACTGCACAATGCGGGGATTCCGCTTTCGGAAGAGGAAGTCTATCAGAAGATCGGATTCTCTCCGATCAAGCCAGGCGAGCGGACGCTTGCCAGCATCGCGGCTCCAAAGTTGCCTCCAATGATTCCGAATGCTCCTTTCGGGCGATGAAATCCATCGAAACCATCCTCAAGGATGGTCAGTGGAAAGGTCATAGCTGTTACGTCGTGGGATCGGGGCCGAGTCTTAAAGGTTTCGATTTTGCACGTCTGAACGGCGAGTTTTCCATCGGATGCAACATGGAGTTTCTATGGAATCCCTCGATTGCGCTTTGCCAAGATGTTCGATTCTTCAGACGATACAAGGATGATCCTCAATATCTCGCGTGCGAATCCATCAAAGCGTATTTCAAGGGCCATCCGCATCGCGAGGACATCGAAGCGTCAGATCGAATTTACGAAATCAGATCCGCTCATTTCAATTGGGGTAGAATGCTTTCTCAAGGATTGGTCTATGGAGCGAACGTCGGGCTTGCGGCCATCAATCTTGCCGATATTCTTGGAGCTTCTCCTATTTACCTTCTCGGATTCGATTGCAAACAAGGACCGTCGAACGAATCGCATCATCATGACGCCTATCCGGAACATTGGAGATTGTCGCAACCCGAAGCCGTCGCGTTCAAATACAATCGCAACATCGAGGAATTCAGGAAATGGTCGAGTCATGTGAAGGGATACGTCGTCAACGCAACTCCGGAGAGTGCGATTGATTGTTTCGATAAAGGAGTTTTGAGTTTATGAGCGACGAGCAATGGCATTGGATCTTCGGAAGGATCGAAACGGTTGGGGATTGCATCTTCCAGGTGCCGGCATCATTCTTCGCGAGCTTTCCAAGCGTTCTGGCGATCAGAAAATTGACCCTTCTCGTGGCGACAAATCAAGGGCTTGCTCAAACGAAAGCTCAAGTGTATCAAGCGGGTATCGTTTCAGACGATGAAACGCTGTCTTTCGATCCTCATAGGCTCCTTTTATGGGCTGAAATCAATTCGAAAGAAGTGTTGAAGAAAATCGAAAACTTGTGGAAGTCGAAAGGTCAAGTGATCTTTGGGAATTCACAACAGGCGGAGGACATGGCCAAGGGAATGAGAATCGCGAGGGAAGGGGAATGAAGCCTGTTTACGTCAGCTTCTACACGCCGGATTACGAGGATTGCGCGATTGATCTCATGATGTCTCTTGAAACGTTCGGGCTTTCAAGCGACGTGCAAGCTTTCAAGGATCTCGGGACGTGGCTCAAGAACTGCGCCGCCAAACCTAAATACATCTGGCAGATGATGTCGAAACATGAAGGACACCCTATCGTATGGATAGACGCCGACGCCGTAGTGAGGAGAAGGCCTGAGCTTTTCGATTCCATGGAAGCCGATTTAGGCGTGGTGCGCTATGAATGGCCAGCTCCGAAACGTGTTGAGATTCTTAGCGGAACTGTATACGTCGCGAACAACATCAAAGCTCATCGGCTTGTCGATGCGTGGATCGAGGAATGCGCCGACAAGCCGGATATCTGGGATCAGAAGTGCCTTGAAAATGCGATGGAGCGCATCGAGGAAAAGGTCAAGGTAACTTATCTTCCGATCAGCTACGCATTCATTTCGGACACGCATCGTAAAAAATTTCCAGGAGTCGAGCCTGTGATCGAGCATTTTCAGCGTTCACGCAGGACGAGATCCAAGAGAATCGTATGAGCCGAATTCTGATCACGGGCGGTGCTGGATTTCTAGGTTCGTCTTTGACGGAATTGCTCAAGACTATGAATCATGAAATTCATTCTCTCTCTTCAAAAGACGGAGATTTAACGCTTTTTTCAGCAGCTGATTTACTTATCGGTATAGATAAACCTGACGTTGTCTTTCACTTGGCTGCTCGCGTCGGAGGAATCGGGGCGAATCGAGCTCACGGAGCTAAATTCTGGCACGACAATCTATTGATGGGAATGAATGTCCTTGAAGCGTGTCGCATCCATGAGGTTTCGAAATTGATTCTTGTCGGTACGACATGCAGTTATCCTAGAATTCCAAAGACAATTCCTTTTATCGAGGAGGAAATCTTCGACGGCTATCCTGAAGAGACGAACGCGCCTTACGGAATCGCAAAACGCGCGTTGATTGCGGGCGCCCAAGCTTATGCGCGAGATTACGGAATGGACATCCGAGTTGCAATTCCTACAAATCTTTACGGTCCGCGGGATCATTTTGACCTTCAAAGTTCTCATGTGATTCCCGCCATGATGCGAAAGATGGATGAAGCGAAAAAGTCGGGCGAACCTGTCAAGCTATGGGGAAACGGATTGGCGACCAGGGATTTTCTCTACGTAGACGATTGCGTCAAAGGGCTTGTTTCGCTCATGGATTTCAAAAGAAACTTGGAAGGGATCGTGAATCTTGGTTCTGGCGTTGAAATCACCGTTGCGGACCTCGCCAAAAGAATAGCTGAAACGGTCGGATACGACGGATCGGTCATTTGGGATTGTTCGATGCCGAACGGACAACCGCGCAGGGTGCTTTCGACGAAGAGAGCGGAAGAATTGCTTTCATGGCGCGCATCGACACCGTTTGAATTGGGTCTTGCGAAAACTTATGCTTTCCATCTGGGTGGCGTTTCCAAGTTGCAATCCTGAGCGTGCCTCTCAAGTTCGGGATGCGTGGCATATTCGAGGCTATTCTGTCGCCATTGCGTCCGAGAACGAGGATTGCTTGCGCTATGTGGAGCACGGGATTCTCGAAAAAGAATATCAAGGCTACTGGAAAACGTCGAATCGGCTGTGTAAGGAACTTGTTGAACGTGGAGCGGATATCGTTGTGGTCGGGGCGGATGATATTTATTCAGACTTGAGATTATCGGCTCAGGATATAGGCGAGCAATTCACGAAGCGATTCCCTGATTTCTTCGGCGTGATGCAGCCGACGGGGGATGACCTTCAAGGAACGGATAAGATTTGCGGTTCACCTTGGATCGGAAAGGAATTCATCAATCAAGCCTACGGAGGGAAAGGTCCGTATCTAGACGAATTCTTTCAATTCTATGGCGACGAACTGATGTTCGAGGAGACAAAGCTCGCGTGCCTTTTGTGGCAGAATCCCGAAATCGTACAGAGACATGAGCATTGGACTCGCAAAGGTGGCCCGAATAAACTCGGGTATCAGGAACGAAATTCGAATCGTTGGTGGAATCACGATAGGGAGATTTTCATGAAACTGAAGGAATCCGGATTCAGGAAAATCGTAGATGGGTAAAACCATCTCGGTCTATTGGACTCTCTCCCCGAATTTCGGAGACGCGCTTGGTCCGTGGCTTGTCGAGCGCATGACCGGAAAGAAAGTAACGTATTGCGATCCTTCATGGGGGATCGAGCATTACGTCGTAAGCGGTTCGATCTTGAATCATGCAAAGAAATCTTCCATCGTCTGGGGAGCTGGCGTGGCTGGAATGTGCGATGGAGTGGATTTCGATGTCAAAATCCTGTCCGTTCGTGGGCCTCTCTCCCGCGCGAAGGCTTTAGCGTCTAATGCCATATGTCCTTCCGTGTACGGAGATCCGGCGATTTTGCTCCCCGAATATTTGAAACCGTCTTCTCGTGCTCACGCTCTCGGGATCGTGCCGCATTACGTGGACCAATATCGAACGTGGGGAAGATACGAAGGCAAAGCGCACATCATCGACGTGCTTTCTCCGGTCGAAAAGTTCGTTCAGGAAGTCACGTCATGCGAAAGGATCATTTCGACTTCCCTGCATGGCTTGATCGTCGCGCACGCTTACGGGATTCCAGCATTGTGGATGAAATTTTCAGATAGCATCTTGGGGGACGGGACCAAATATCGGGATTACTTTATGTCGGTGGGGATGGATACGTCCGTCCCTGTCGATGCGAGAGATAACGATCTGGACATTTTGAAAGTAAGCGGATTTGAGTTTCCCGCTTCCGGCGTTATTGAGATCATGTCTCGCAAGCTTCGTAAAGCGTGTCCCTTCCTATGAGATACGTCAGCTATTCGTTTTTCAGGCATGAGGCGTCGGCCTACGAGAGCGAGCGGGCGGGCGCCGCGCGCGGGAGATTCTTCGTCAACTATTTGCGGTCCCTTCCTCGAGCTCACTGGTCGGTCTATTCGGATTTGAAACTTGTCATTCATCACGACGAGCGCGTGAAAGAGTATCCGTACTTCAAGGCGATTCAGGCGATGGAGCGTGAAGGATTGCTTGAGCTTGTTCCCATGGGGGAAGCCAAGACGCTTACGGGTTCGATGCTCTGGCGCATGAAAGCGATCTTCAGGAAAGATGCCGAAATCGTTTTGTGCAGGGATCTTGATTCCCTGTCCACGCCGAGAGAGCGTATCGCCGTTGAGCGATGGATCAACTCTGGAAAAGCGATTCACGTGATCCATGACAGCGTTTCCCATAGCGGCATCATGGGAGGCACTCTCGGCATTCGATGCTCGAAGTTCAAGGATCTTTTCCCAACGTGGGAGCATATGCAGGGAAGCATCGAGAATACTTCCGTCGATTGGAACAAGCTGGGAAGCGATCAACGCTGGCTTGCCTGGAACGTGGAACCCGCGTTTTCAAGTTCCGAAATTCTCGTCAACACGAAAGAGATGATGGGGCCTAAAGAAGATCCGAGGGATTTGTTGTGTAATGGGGTCGGACTTGCTTTTCATGTGGAGCCCGTCGTGAAATATTATGATGAGCATGAACCCAACGAGAAGATCCTGAAATGCGAAAGAGGGTTGTCGTAAGCTGTGGAGTCGGTGATCGTTACGAACCGTATCTGGCTAGGTTGAAAGATACGGTTAAACGATTTTCCTCCATCCCGATATTCTCATGGTCTGAGGATTGGCCCATCGGAAGCCCGACTCATCGCGCGATGCACTACGCCTTCAAGATTCACGCCGTGAAATACGCGAAGGAAAGCGGATACGATTCGGTCTTGTGGCTCGATGCGGCTTCCTACGCGACGGGCCCGATTGAGCCCGTCTTTGAGAGGATCGAACGGGATGGATATTTTTTGAGTACAGGCGTGGACATACTTGGACAATGGATTTCGGATCGTGCGCTTTCTCACTACGGATTCACCAGGGATCAAGCGATGCACTGGAAATTGCCTGCGGGCTGCATCGTGGGACTTGATTTCCAGCACGTTCTCGGACGCGCTTTCTTTTGGGAATGGTTTGAGGCGTCCAAAACTGGGCTTTTCTGGAGTTTCCATAGCGAGCACGCACCGGATCGGATGACTTCGCTTTATTCTGACGGACCGACCAAGGAAGCGATTTCATCCGATCCGCGTTGTTTGGGGCATCGTTCGGACGAAGCGTGTTTCGGCCTCATGATGAAATGTTTCGGCATGAAGCCGACACCGATAGGGGATTTATTCGAGGGCGGATTGGCGAAAACGGTTAACGGATGCATTCGTTCAGGGTACGATTTGTGATCGAAATCGTAGATCAGCATTCGGTAAGGACGGATTTGATCTCTTCCGGCGATTGGGTGCTCGATGCCGGCGCCAGAGGATTCAGGTTCGCTTCATGGTTTGCGGACAAGAATGTCAATGTGCTTGCACTCGATCCCGATCCGGACGTGAAAGCTCCCATGATCGGATTCGTCACGTTCAGGCCTTACGCGCTTTCTAAAGAAACGTCATTCCAGATGCTCGCAAGATACAAAGATGCGGAGGCGAATCATCTTGTTTGCGTGAAAGTTCCCGGAAGCTCGGTAAAAGAGAACGTCAAAGTCCATGCGTGGTCCATCGGCGATCTTATGGAAACGCTTTTCGTCGAAAGTTTCGCGTGCGTCAAACTCAACATCGAGGGAGCGGAATACGAGATTCTAGAAAATTGGCCTGGACCGATTGCGAAGCAGATCGCCGTTTCGTTCCATGACCATACGGGTGCGAATCCTGAAGGCGAAGCAAGATACGGACGCATCCTGAATCGTCTTGGTCAGTGGTACGATGTGGCACGCCACGTAAAAGACTCGCGCTATTGTGCTGGAGAGAACTACTGGGATTCTCTTTTCGTCCTGAAGGGGCTTTGAGATGCGTCGATGGGTGGCGATAGGATGCAGCACGGTACATGATTACGCTGCTTTTCTGCCCTTGGCGGGGCTTCTTTGGCGCAACCGAATCGGATACGAACCGATCTTCTACTTGATCGGCGATAACAAGATATGGGGGACAGGGCATCCTAAAGTAGTCTTCGACGCGCTTGGGAAGTTTTCTTTCCTGATGGGATTCGTCGAGCAAGAAAAAGGAATCGAGGATGCCACGATGTCGCAGTCAATCAGGCTCTATGCGGCGGCGGCGCCTTATCTTGATTCAAACGATCTCCTTATTCCTTCCGATGCCGATTTGTTGCCGCTCAATCGTGAATTCTACTATCAGCATAACGTGGAACGTTATCCGATCGCCAGCTATTACGCAAACGGTTACGACGAAAGCATGACTCATCTTCCCTCTTGTCATGTAAGCGCGCACGTGGAAACGTGGAGAGAATTCATGAATCTGAATGGATCGTCGCCTAGAGAATCCATGCTCAAAGGATTCGAGGAAAGAAATCTCAAGGCGAAGATCAAGGCGAAAGAGGAGAATCCTCAGGCGAATTGGGGTCACGTTTGGTTCGAGGATGAATTCAATCTGAGTGCGCGCGTGAGGGCTTCTAAGTTTCATCCCGATGGGCTTCAACTCATCAGGCGCGAAGGTCAGCCGCCTCGGGACAGGATTGATCGTTCATGTTGGCCGGCATCCTACAACGTGCTCAACTACTCGGATTGTCATAGTCTCCGTCCGATGTGGAGCGATGAAAACTGGGCGAGGATTCGACCTATTTTCGAACAAACGATGCCGAGCATTCTTGATTGGGCGGATCAATACAGATTGGATTTCAAGAAAGCGATGGGATTCTGAAATGGGCTTCGACATCTATGGGACGCATCTTCCGGCCCTTATGGCCGCTGTTGCATCTACAGAGGGCCCGATTTTGGAATGCGGAGCGGGAGATTATTCGACTCCGATTCTTCATGAGATTGCGAATCAGTCGGGTAGGTTTCTTGTCACACTCGAAACGGATGCGAAATGGCTTTCAAAATTTCAGGATTTGAGCGGCGACCTTCATAAGATCATTCTTGTGAAGAATTGGACTGACGAAAGGATCATTGACAAGGAATGGAGCGTCGCGTTGATCGACCACGCACCAGGCGAGCGGAGAATAGAGGAGATCAGGAGGCTTGCCGATCTCGCTACGTTCATCGTCGTTCATGACACGGAAACGGATTACGCCACGGGTGCGAATTACGGATATGAGCCCGTGTTCTCCAGATTCAAGTTCAGGACGGATTACCGGCGCTACCGACCTTATACGACTGTCGTCTCGAATTTCAGAAAGTTGGGATTGAATGACCGTCAGTGGAAGCCGGAGGATAACGGATGAGGATACTTGTCACGGGCGGCAGCGGCTTCATCGGTTCCCATCTGGTTCACCGTCTTCTTTCGGATGGAGATGAAGTTTCCGTCATGACGCGATACAACGCAGTCGTAAAGAACGAACGCCTTGCGGATGTATGGGGAGACATTCAGGTTGTCGAAGCGGATCTGAGGAATCTGGAGTCTCTTTGTTCCGTGATGGCGGATGCGAAGCCGGAGGCGATTTTCCATCTTGCCGCCTATAATCACGTGGGTCAGAGTTTCACGCACTATCAGGAATGTTTCGACGTGAACGCGAAAGGTACGGCGAATCTTCTTCACGCATCCAAATCCAGCCATCCCGTTTTCGTATACATGAGCACTTCGGAAGTTTACGGCTATCAGGAAGAGTGCCCGTTTCATGAACGGTTCGCTCCCGAGCCCATCTCTCCATATGCCATTACGAAGTATGCGGGAGAGCTTTATTGTCGCATGAAGCAATTGATGGAAACGGCGGATGTCAGGATCGTCCGATGCTTCAACACTTACGGACCTTGGCAATCCGAAAAAGCGATCATCCCGGACATCATCGGGAAATGCCTGAGAGGGGAAGAAATCAGATGCACCGAAGGGAAGCAGACGAGGGAATTCAACTTCGTGGACGATATCGTTGATGGGCTCGTTCTTGCTTTGATGGCGAAACCGTTTGACGGCCCCGTCAACATCGGTTGCGGCGTTGAAACTCCGATCCGTTCTCTTGTCGAGAAAATAGCCGAATTGACCGGTGCGGCGGATCAATTGAAAATCGGAGCTATTGGGTATCGACCTACCGAAATCTGGCGCATGGCTGCGGATGTTTCCCTTGCGAAGAATCTGTTCGACTACGCGCCGTCTGTTTCTCTCGATGAAGGTATGAAACGAACGGTTGAATGGTTCAGGGAGAGGCATGAGAATAGTCGGCTTGATGCTCGCGCGTAACGAATCGTGGGTGATCGGCTGCTCCTTGAGAGCGGCTCTTCGCTGGTGCGATTCCGTTCTCGTTGCGCTTCATGCGTGCATCGACGAAACGCAAAGGATCGTGTCGCAAATTTCGAAAGAGTCGAACAGAAGGGTAGCTTTCTATAGCATCAAGGATTCGGGCCAATGGGATGAAATGCATGTCCGTCAGCGGCAGCTCGAGATAGGCCGGCGCGTGATGGGGGGAACCCATTTTGCAATCGTCGATGCGGACGAGATCCTGAGCCATAACTTGCTGGATCACGTTCGCCCATGGTTTGAGCAACTCGAAACGCGGCAGCTGATTGACCTTCCGATGATCCCGGCATGGAGATCGCTGGATCAATACCGTGATGATTTTTCGGTATGGTCCCGCGGGTGGATTACCGCAGGATTCAAGGATGCACCGGATCTATGCTGGAAACCCAAGGACCAGAATTACCATCATCATAATCGGCCTCCTCAGGGAACGTTACCGAATCGTTTGAAACCGATCCATCATGGGGAAGGTGGAGTGTTCCATCTTCAATTCGCGGCGTGGGAGCGATTGAAAGCGAAACATCGACATTACAAGATGATGGAGCGTCTTCGCTGGCCGGATCGTGAAACCGTCGAGCAAGTGGATCGGAAATATTCACAAGCTCTTGATGAAACGGACATCAAGACTTCCCTTTGCCCGAGGAAATGGTGGGGAGACTACGAAAAGAATCTCGTTCGATTGAGTCATAAATCGTGGTATGAAGATGAATGCGTGAAATTGTGGAAGGAGAACGGGCCCGAACCGTTCAAAGGCCTGAATCTATGGGGGTTCCCTGATGCCCATTAAGCCGTCTATCGACGTTCAGCTTGCGCTTTTGGGAAAGTCTCCCTTTCTCTTCGCTCGAAAACTTGCCGAGCTTGCCGGATCGATTCTGCGAAGGGATTCGGAGGAAGAGCGCCAGAAGACGGAATCCTTGGCGCAACTTATCGGCGAGACGATGATGCTTGCCGATCTCGTCGGGCGCCGGAGGGCTTACGTCGAATTCGACGCCATGGCGACGCGCGAGCAACCTTCAAGATTCTCAGCTATCAAGGATCTTGAATTCGCAAGGATCAGTTTCGGAGCCACTCCGATATTCCCGCGCACGACGTTTACGGAAGCCATAGACGAGCTTTTGGATCTCGAGCCAAGGCTTGCAAAGACTGCTGAAGAGATACGTCAAATCTATTCCACCCGTTCAGGCTTCGCCGTTCTGAAGTTGCCGGATTTTCTAGCTCAAGACGCGAGATTCAACGTCACTCGCAGGATTCAGCAGGCGATTTCGTTTCTCATCCAGGAGGGAAAGCCGATTCCGAAAGCTGCCGAAGAATTGCAAGAGATGATGGATTGGACTCAAGCTTATGCCCAGACGGTGTATCGGACGAATCTGGCGACGGCTTATACGGCGGGAAGATTGAGACAGGCGTTCGATCCCGACATCCGAGAAGTGATCGGAGCATTCGAATACGATGCCGTCATGGATGCGGACACGCGGGGCAATCATGCGGCCTTGCACGGCCTTACCGCTGCCCAGGACGATCCGCTTTGGGATTTGTATGCGCCCCCAAACGGATTTAATTCTTATCTTCCTGGAAATTTGATGGAAGGAAGGATAGAGACGGCTTCAAAAGCCCTCTACTCTGGTCCCGCTATAACTTTTAAGACGAGAAAAGGAAGTAGGATTTCCGTAACCGTCAATCACCCCGTATTGACTCCGCAAGGATTTGTCAAAGCGGCATTTCTTAGAAAATTCGATTATCTTGTTTGCTACAAACCTAGCTTTGAATCTTTCGTATCGAGTTCCAAGAATGGGGATTTTCCCTCTATATTTGAATCTAGGCGGGCAGTACACGATCAATACGCTCCATCCTTCATCGAGAATATTTTTAATGCGTCGTGGAGACAAAGAGCACGATCTTCCATTGGAGAGCGTTTTACGAGGTCTTTCCCTTTGGATTTCCACGGCGACGCGACTTTTTACAAGAGCGATGTCCACATTGTGGGAGCCGATGGCCTCTTGCCAGATGACTTTGATTCCCCTATTCCTCAAGATTCCGCACAAGGCACGTTCGTGGTAGGATCTGATACCTCTTTTTCTATTTCTCATTCCGATTGCATACTTTCTCGAGCTGCATTTGTGCGCTTCGGAGTAGGATCGAATCTTAATATTTCTCGAGGAGAGTCTATCGGCCAAACATACTCTGGAGATTCCGAATTCTTTGGAAAGCTCGTAGAGGGATTTCCCGAAGACATACTGATTGACCAGATAGTCGACATCGAAATGTTTTCTTATGATGGTCATGTTTACGACTTGCAATCTCCTCTTGGATATATTGTAGCAAATGGGATTATTTCAAGCAACTGCCGATGCGATCTTCGCTTGGTGGATCGTTTCGAGCTCCAAGATCGAGGATTGATCCGATTCGGAAGAGTCAC